ACGAGGTCATCAACTTGTTCCCACAACTTTTGTCCGGCTGGGTCGCCGTAAATCTCTGTGTGACTGATCAGCCAGCACTCCTCACCAGCACCCCACGCATAAAGCCCAATCGCGACGCGGTTGTCCTGTACGTCAACACCAGCAGTCAAAATGCTGGCGCCTTTGGGCACTTCACCGGCGGGGTAGAACTCGGCTCGCTCAGAAAGGCTGTCAGCACCAAGTTTTGCCCCAGTTTCTTCCTCCCAAGTCTCGCCCAAGACAGTATTGACAAAGGTTTTGAGCAACGGCGCGTCGTTCTTCGCACGTAAAAACTCGGAAACAATTTCTTCCCAACTTTTCCACCCCAAAGGTGAATATAAAGAAGAAAGATGGAATCCTACGGTTCTTGGATCTTGGCTAGTCGCTGTCGCTCGCCATTCGCCTTTGCGAAGCATTTCGCTTTTGAAATGCTCTGGTATGTGCGCCCCGCAAGCCTCGCAGACATACGCAGCAGTCTTTGGATCACCGTCACGCCACTGCAGATTTTTCCACTGCAGCCATTGCATGTGATCGCAATGCGGACAAGGGACAAAATATCGACGTTGATCCGACGCCAAATATTCCGTCTCAATCCGGCTTGTATCCTTTACCGTTGGCGTGGAGGTGAGAATGATCTTCCGCCGAGAAAAGGTTGACGCACGTCGTTCAGCCAGCGCACAAGGATCACCCTCACCATCCACATCACTCGGAAAAGCATCAACCTCATCAAGAAGCACCCAGCGACAAGGAGCAGAGCGCAGCCCCGTAGCAGAGTTGGCACCCGTGAGAAGAAGGATGCCACCGGGGAATTCTTTGCTGAACATCGTGTTGCCTGAATCCCGGCTTCGAGCAGGAGCGACCTTGTCGGCAAGGCACGGTGTTTCATGAATTAATGAATCCAGACGCTGCTTACTGAGCCTTTTAGCCATCTCAATCGTCGGCTGCACAAAAAGCGCCGGTCCAGGCGCATGCGCAATCATGTAGCCCACGACGTTATTGATGCCTTCCGTCTTACCAAGCTGGGCGCCAGCCATGAACACCACCTTCTGCACCGCCGAGTTGGCGGACATGCAATCCATGATTTCCCGGAGGTAAGGAGTCCTTTCGGTACGCCACGGTCCGGGTTCGGCGCTTGCCTTGTTTGACAACATTCGGTACAAATCCGCCCACTGGGAAACCGTCAAATCGGGGTCAGGCTTCAAGCCATCCCGAAAAGCACTGCGGTAAACCAGGGCACCATCAATCATTTGTCAACCTCAGCCGCGCTCTTTGTCAACGTCTCCAGCGCCTTACGAATCTCCTCGGTCAAGGTCTGGTGAATAACAACCGGATCGCTTTCAGCGGCAAGTTGATTGCTAACCCGGTCAGGAATATTACCCAGAGCATCCCGTACAGCACGAGCAGCAGTAAAAGCCTCGCGCTGAACACGAGCAACTTCCACCAGTTGTTGCTCCTTAACCTCCAGATCAAGACGAGCCAGCTCAGCTCGAAAGTGTTCAGACTTCGCCCTGCTTTCGTTAAAGCTTGGAATCTCAAGCTCATCCGATTTCTTACGCGTGGGACTCGTTGAGACAAGCGGGTTGCCTTCTGTGTACGCCTTGACCGCTGCTTCCTTGTCCCACTCGATCTTGTTGCGGACAACGGTGAAGCAACCGTCGAAGCGACCCTGGCTCTTCATCTGGCTGATCCGCGCCTGGGTAATTCCAAGCGTCTGAGCCAGTTCCTTGGTGTCGCATGTGGGCATGGTGCCAATTTAAGCCAAATAGCGCCGTTTTAAGCGAAATAGTGCCCGATAGCGTTTTCTTGGCATATAATTGTCGGCTTTTTGATTTTGGGCGTCTTACGCGTCTCAAATGCGTCCATGCTGCGAGACGCATAAATCTGCCGCTAGAGATAGAAGGGGGTTCGAAATTACCTGCAGCCGATTTGCAACAAAGGACCCGCAAATGAGAATCAATTGAAATGGTACTGGTGTACTTCTCACCCACCTGATAATGATTCTCATTCTCACCTAACCAGTACTGGTGTACCACCGGAGCGGCGGGCATGATAATGGTTCTCATTCTTAATGACCCCTGGCGGGTCCGGCGGCCTGCCGTTCTTGCTGTTGCGTTGCATTCTCAACAACAGCAGACAACAAAAAAACCCGGCGCAATGGCCGGGCGGGTGAGGTTATGGGGCAGGCGGGTTAGGTTGCCGTGGCTAGTGCTGATTCGGCGCGGCGCTTAGCTGTGCCATGCGCCAAAAAGGCGATGATGACGCGGCGGCCGCGCTTTTGGCCGTGGCATAGCTGGCAGTCTGCGCAGGTTTTTGTGTCTGACCGTTGAGCGGGACAAACTAGGACGCGGTTACCGGCGGCAGTCTGCCACGTTGTCCGCGTCTCGCCCGACGGCACGGTTAGCACAGCCGGAAGGCCGGAGGCTATTGCAGCATCGGCGGCTGATTCGGATTCGGTGGACACGTTGACCGTGAACCCCTGCCGATTGGCCTGCCGCAATAGCTGGAGATTCTCGCCCACGGTCAGGCTGTGGTGAGTGTAGGTGTACCCGTAGCGGCCACGGTTCGCAGCGATAATCGCCCGCATGAACCGCCGAGAGATTCGGCCGGCAGTGTGGGGCAGGTCGCCGGCTTGATTGTGGCGCCATAGCTGGCCAGCCGGTAGCGCGGCGATATTGGCCAAAAAACGGGCGAGAGGTTCGCCACGTTCGCCACGGGTCACGGCGTCGAAGTGATGCCGCATAGGGTAGTTTTCCGCATAGCAGCCGTTACCAAAAAATGGACAAGACGGCGAACACGTCGCCCGCGATGATGTGCTAACCGGCAGGTCGCCTGTTTTCCTGTTGCTGCTGTGGCGGGAAAAATGAAAACGGAGCGATGACAGGGTTGCCATAGGTTCAGGTTGCGATGAGATCGGATGACGGGTTAGGCGCTGAACCGACCGGGTGACATGCGGGCGGCTTGTTGGCCTTGCTTCAAAAGCGAGCGGTAGGTTGACTGGCTGACGGCCACGGCATGGCAGGCGGCGGCGGTGTTGCGCAGCTCGGGAGGCACAGCATGGTGGCCGCTGTAGCCGTCATCCCACGCGCCGACTAGCTGGCCGAATTCGTCAAAAGCGCAAAAGACCCGGCAGGGGTTGCCGTTACGGTCGTTTGTGGCCTTGAAAAGAACAACGGAATGCATGATGGGGTTGCGATCGGATGGGGCGGGATGCCGCCCTTGCTGACAATCCTACCACCTATCGGTAGGAGCGCAACGGTCACGGCCAATCCGGGATCACACCGAACGCCAAAAACGGATCAACGTCCTCTGGGTCAGGCTGCCACTCATCGGGCAGGCCGTTGTCTGCTATATACCGTGCCAACGATTCGGCGCGGTCATCGGCCAGGCTTGGCTGTAGGGGCAACATCACATCACCCCTAGGATGACCGGCCAAGCATCCGGCGCGTCAGCTTCAACGGTTCGCCCGTCGGGTGATTCGGCGACCGAATCCAACAGCCACGCTTCAACCTCTCCCATAGTGGGAGCCGGCCACCATCGGCCGCGCCACCTAACCTCGGGACCGTCGGCACCATCGCGCCACCTATCACGCGGCAGGTTTTCAGCTACCGGGAACGGTTCGGCGGCGTCATTATCGGCCACAGCAACGTGACCCATAGCAGCGGCGACCGCGTCGCGAACTTCGGCGAACGTTTGCGCATTCTCGAGACGTTGCAACGGGTCAACCGCTACCGGTCCTTTTAGGGGCAAGCTGCCCACCCGGCCGAGGTCATCGCCGAAGGCCGCTAGGTGTTGCCAGGTTCGCGGGTTTTTGGGATCGATTGAAGCGGCGGCGGCGTCCCACAGCTTGGCCAGGGCGACCGCGTCATTTTTGGCAACGTTTAAGGTTGTGACCGATAGGCCGGTCGGGCGGTGCGTGATGCCCCAATGGCGCGGCGCATTACTCGCCCCTTTTTTAGTCAACGGGCGGTGCACCGCTAACGTCTCGCCAATCCAAACGGCGGTAACGTCGCGAGTTGACTCGAGACAACGAACGGTGAGCGTGGCAGGCATGGCAGGGCGGCGTTAGTTGGGGTTGGGGTTGGGGTTGCACGGATCAGGGCGGCGCATTCGCCCGGAAGGATGGGACCGGTCATACGGCAGACAATGCGACGCGGACGCGGTAACGGCTGCAGCCAAGCTGAGCTGCAATGGCGGATTGCGTCAGGCCAGCGCGGCGCAACAGCCGAATGCGGCGTTCTTGCCCCATGGTGGCTAGGTCAATCAGGGCGGCCACAGCCAGTAGGGGCAGCAGTAGCCAGAAAAAAACGGTCAGGGTCATTTTTCAGGGTCGGCGCGGATGCGATCGGGAAAAACCGCGCCTATGGGCAAGTGTACCGCCTAGCGGTAGGGGTCAACGGGTGAACCCCAAAAATAGGATCAATTTTTTGATTGTCACAACGTGCGGCATGGTGCGCCGGTTTGATCCGTTGCGCATTGTCTGGCACGTGGCAGGGCGGCCAGGCTACGGATTCGAACCTCGGCAACGGTCGCGCCATTGCGACCCATATATAAGGTCAACCGCCCGACAAAAAACCGAGCGAATCGGCAGGGCGGACCGTATGCGCAGGATTCTGAGAATGATTCCCATTCCCACCCCGGCGTGGGCGCGTGAGAATGATTCTCATTTTCAGTGTGGCTGGGAACCCCTTAGGGGGCGTTGAAAATGATTTTCATTTTCAGGATTGAGAGGCCGGGTCCGCCCTAGTGCCCTGCTATTGAGAATAATTCTCATTTTCACCTGTGCTAGTACACCAGTACTACTTTTGAACAGGTGTACTACCGCAAATCGTATATCCCTAATAAACGGTACCCCCGCAAGTCCCTAAAATTTTTGAACCAAGTGCGGCAAATCGTGTGTGACTAATAAACGGTCATGCCGCAAGTCCCAAATTTTTTTTCAACGCGATGTTGCAATCGCTTGCGACAATGCTTGGCCAAATTCTTTGCTCCAATTGTTTTTGGCGTAGTCGTAGCCAATTTTTGTGAGCGGGAATGACGATTGAAACGTAGGTGCTCGCTTTACGAACCAAAAGATTGCGCGGTCCATTTCATAACCAGGGTCAACGTTGGAGCGATAAATACCTGGGTACAGGTAGCCTTTTCTGGTTCGACGTGTAGTTGTAACGGCAAAATATTCAGTCGTATTGCGCTTCTTGTTGGCGTGACGCGTGAATGAGAACGCCGATGAATCCCTGAAAGCCTTGAGGCTGTAAAGGATTTCAGTGTATTGACTTGGCATCATGTTGCCATATTGATTGCGGCGGATGTAATCCGACTGCGTTGGGATGGCATACATGCCAGGGCTGATGAGCTGCTTGTACGCCAGTGATTTTTGGAAACGCGTTGCGTAAGCAGAACTGCCCGTGATGTGCGGCAACAAATATTTACTTGCTGGGTTGCCCTTGGGAGCGAATTCTTTGAGGCCAACTTCAATGGAAAGATCTTCTTTGCGGCTTGCTTTGATGTAGAGACTGTTGAGCGTAAAAGGAACTGGATTTTCAAACGTATTTTTCATCGTGCTGCGAAGTTCATCGCGAATATTGACGGCCAGCCGATTTAGCGCTAGGGAAGCTGCAAATGGCACTTGATATTGATTGATGCGCTCAAGTTTGCGCATGACACCGTTCAAATCAAATTCAACTGCGTCTGCCACGATGCCTCCTGCATGACATCAGCATAAAAAAATTACCCCGGTGAGACCACTGCCTCAGCGCGGGGTAATCCAATCGCGAACTCAGTGTAGCACCTCATGGTCTGAACGGAAGATCCGTGGTGTCCATGACGGTGATCAGAACGCCAGGTTGCTCCTCGCCAACGCAGTACCGCTTGTGGGCATTGATGCTGTAAACAAGCGAATCGTCCGCAATCATGCCCGCGTAAACAAGGCTGTCTAGGACGCCTCTGGTGAGCTTGTCGAGGTCAGGGCGTGTGATCTTATGCGTAGGAGCACGACCCAGCAACTTGCCATGCTTGCCGAAATGATTTTTCGGGCGCGGGAAGCAGAACACCAGGGAGACACCAACAGGAGTGTCGATGACTGCGGTGATGTTTTGCTTTCTTGCATCAGCAATGATCAGATCACGCCAAGGTTTCAATGCCTTGCAGGATTCGATCATGCGACCACCACCAACGTGACGCTTGCTGCCCTGGGGTGCAGGAATGCCGATGGTTTTCCAGGAATACGACTGGTTCATGGCAAGGGCGGATTGCAATCATCTTCGCTGTTACGCACAAATCCACAACGTCCCCAATAACCACGACGAGCCATTGGATCTTTCCAGCGATTATCGGAATCTGGGAAACGGGTATCGGAATTAACCCAACGGAAATCACCAATCTTGCCAGCGTGGCTGCAAATGTAGATGAAAGGAAATTCAATCATTGGAAATTGTCTCCAATTCATCAGCGATGGTAAGTAACTGTATGCGGTCGCGTTTGCAATACAAGGCAGCGGCGCGAAGAACGGCGGCTGCGCTTGATCCTGCCAAGTAGGACAACTCCCATGGGGCGTGGTCAAGTTCACTTTTGATGGCATCCAGCACCGCTTGCGCAGTGGGTGAAAGGTCAGTCATCAAGCTGCTCCAGTGCGCGGCGTACCACGCTGCTCACGTCAGGAGACAGGCGGCCATCAGCAACAGCGGTGTCAATGGCGAGCAGCGCCTGCTTCTTCAAGCTCTGCGACTTGGGGCGGCGGCCGGCGCGGAGTTCGTCGCTGAACTCGGGATGAATCCACTCTTTGACTTTGAGCCACGCACAGCACGCCTCCAGTTCCTGGTCAGATCCCCAGCGGGCGGCTTGGGTGGCGATGACCTGCCGGCTTGCCTCGGAAAGACCACGCATGTCTGTGAACCACTTTTCCACCAGCTCCGGGGGTGGGGTGATTGGATGCTGATCAGTCATTTGTTTGTCAGGGTCAGTTTTTTAGCCTGCCATGCGTATTCGTCTCGCTGCATGATGTACTCATGCGTGAAGACGTTAGTGCCGCATGAACGGCATTTCAGATGCCGTAGGGTGTGATCCTCGCAGGGATAGGTCTTGACCACACGCATTGATGTGGAGCCGCATTCAGAACAGGTGTGCTTCATGGGTTGAGACGAACAAAGTGATAGCCACCAGCCCTGTGCCCCTTGCGAATGGCTCGGGAGACGGCGGTAGTGGTGACATGAACAGCACGGGCGGCTGCAGTTTGTGATGGGTAGACCTGACCGGTTTCAATGCACCGCACACGTTTGGGTTGACATATAGGCACGTAACGCTTGGGGTATTTGGTCAAAATCTCATCGACAAGTTCTTGATCTTCAAGGACAAAGAACAAGTTGATGCGCTTGAAACCACCAAAGTACGCCATGTGATCACGTGCGAATTTGCGCACGTTTTCAGGCGTGAAGTATTGCGGTGAACCAACAACAGCACGATTTTTTGTGCCGCGTAGACCACGTGCAATCCAATACTTGATGATGTTTTTGTGAACGCCCAAGGCTTTGGCAAGATCGTGAGTGCTCAGGTATTTGTATGAAGGTTCAAACAGGTAACCCAAATGGCTGAGCTTGTTTTTGATGGAATGTGCCGAACGCTCTGTAAATCCTTGATTTGTGTTTTGTACGTTGAATGTACGTACAAGGATTTCGAGCGGCATGGATTCAGCTAACTCCTTGAGCAGTTGAATCTCGCGTTGATCCCAGATGCGACGTTGCTGTGCGTAGTACTTTGTACGGCATTTGATTGAACAGGTGAGACGCGTTGAAGTTCGACCTTTGCTGATGATTTGAAGCTTGAAGCGAATGCCGCAGGCGGCGCAGACACGGGTACGGCGTGGGCGAGACAAGGTTCAGACGGACAGGAACTCAGACGGAGTGCGAGCGATCAGGCGCATGCAATTGACGACAGTGGCGCCATCAGGAACGAAGGGATCGTTCGGGTTGTTCATCGCTGCTTCGAGGATGTCGCAGAGCTTGTCGATGGCAGCCCTGGCTTGGCGTTGAGCCAGCTCCTTGGAGTTGTACGCGAACTGACTGCTGATCGAGTGAGCAACGATGTCGATAACGTTCAAGTTATCAAGCGAATCAGCGATGGTTTCTGTGTTGTTCATGGGCGGCAAAATTGTTGAATTACTGCAACTGCAAAAGAAGACATTGTGCCTTCTTCAATTGCCTCAGCGATAGGGATTTCGTCTAATTCACAACCCCACCAGCTAATTGCAAATTCGTCAACATCATCCATGTTTGGAAGCTTCATTGACACAAGGCAGTTAGCGATGTGTTCAGCACAGGCGGCTTGAATCTGTGCCATTTGCTCCTTGGTAAAGTCAGCCATTAACTTGCACCCAAATACAAGGCACCGATTAATACAGCGGTGAGGATGCAGATGGTGAGTGTGGCAACAGTTGTCATGCCCGCACCGTCCAGAAAGGTGTGCCAACTTTTTGCACCGCAGTGCCAAGAGCCTTGGCGGTGTCCTCCAGCTCCTTGGTGTTTTCGCGTGCAGCAATCACATCAACGCAGTCGCTGAAGTCGTAAGTGACGCGACCAGGCGAGTAGACGTAGTTGATCTCTTCAAACTTGAAGGTGTTGTCAGCGTCAGTCTTGAGGTGATCTAGGTCGCCAGCAAGGACATGCTGTGTGAGCTGCGCTTGCAGATCTTTGATTTGATTTTCAAGGGCACGCTGCTCGTACTTGAGTTGCGCTAGTGCGTGCAACCGTTGTTCGGCAATGCGTTGATAGTTGTCCATCTGTAGTCGATTGATGAAGTTGGATGAAAGCAGAGAAGGCAAGGCAGCTAATCAGAAAAACAATCGGGCGCATCGTTCCTGCAGTTCAGTGGTGTCCTCAGTCGGTTCAGGATCGGTGGTGTCATGCCACTGAATCTTGTTCCAAAGGTGGCTGTACTCCTTGAAGGCGCGAGCCTTGGCGTCAAAGAAGCTGTAGGCATCGACGAAGTCAAAGACATTGGCGTCCTTGATTTCGAAGTAATAGCGTTTGGTGTTCATGGCGGGTGGCGGGGACGATTGGGAACCCCGTGACCATGATCTTTGCACCCCTATGGGCAGGTGTCAAGGGTTTTGCAAGGAAAACGCCGTAAGTCGTTGAGTCCAATGAGTCTCATGCCGCTCAAGCTCCTTGCCTGCGGCAGCAACCGGGTAAGCCGGCTGGTCAGGGAAGACGTACAGCGCCATGAAGCGGTTCACTTGAATGCCGTAGTTTTCGGATAAACATTGGCGATACGCCTGCATCTGACACATCGCCTCATCGCTGATCTGTTTAGTCGGCTTGGCTTTGTTTGGTGCCTTGGTCTTGAGGTCGAACAGGACGAACTCACCGTTGAGCTTCAGCAGAGCATCCAGGGTGCCGGCGAAGGGCACGATGCCTTCATCGCTACAGACCTGATGTTCTGTACAGACAACGTGGTCAAGTGCTTTCCAGATGGGAGCCGAGATGATGCGCTCACACCAGGGCGCAATTGCCTCAGGAATCTCAGGTGATTCTCGCAGTAAGAACTTCTCAAACCAGTCGTGAATAGCAGAACCACGTTTGGCAGCCTGATCACGCGTCTCATCAGGATCACCACCTTCAGCGATGATCTTTGCTTTCCAGCGACGCAGCGCCATCTTGGTGGCTTCTGATTGCGTAGCCGACAGGATTGACGTGATACTGCTGTAGCGCAGTTCAGGACGCTGCTCGTTCCAGTAGTAACGCGGCTGTCCTACCGGATTGCGTTGAATCAGTGGTAGGCGCTGCAACGGCATGCAATCGCTACTGCTTTCGTTAAGGGTAACGACTGTCACAGAATGAAGTCAGGCTCCCGATTGTCTTCAGCATCACGCAGCAAGTTGCGATAGCTGGGCTGTTCTGTTTTCAGGTTCTTGTTCATCGGATGGTGTGACCATTCACGGAGCAGCATCTTGGTGCCCGGTGGTGGATTGTCGAGCTGCCCGGTAGT